CTAATATGCTTGTTGTTGATGGCGGTAATGATAAAGTCGGTATCGGCACAAATTCTCCCGCAAGAACACTAACAGTCAATGCAAGTGAGAATAGGGTTGCAAGCATAACTCATACAGGCGGAACATATGCTTTTGCTACTTTCTCAGATGCAAACACATCCAATGATGGTTCCGTAAGAGTTGGTGCATTAACAAACGATTTGGTGATGTTTTCTGGCGGCTCTGAAACCGCCCGTCTTTTGTCCGGCGGTGGTCTTACCTTCAACGGCGATACGGCGGCGGCAAACGCGCTGGATGATTATGAGCAGGGTACTTGGACACCGTCGATTGGTGGAAGTGCTACCTATAACAACGGTAATGATGGTCGTTATGTAAAGGTAGGTGGTATAGTTCACTGTACGTTTCTTGCCAATATTAACTCTAGAGGCACCGGGTCTGAGTACCGACTTAGTGGGTTGCCATTTGCGTCACAAAATACTGGATTTGTTCATTCAGGATGCGTTTCTTACTTTGCCAATCTTAATAGTAACGTCACTTTTGTTGGTTTTTATGTAGAGAGTAACGCTACAACTATGCAATTTGTCTGCGCTACCGGCAGTGCTGGTCCTACAATAGCAGGAAATGGTTTTAGCGTTTTTAAAAACAGTACCGTTGTCTATGGCGCAGTTAGTTACCCAACAGACGCATAACCCCACTAAAGGAGGGGCATAATGGCCTACATAGGCGTAGACCCAAATATAGGTGATATCACCTTTCAGACCTTTACCGGGACAGGTAGTGCGACGGCTTTCACGCTGGCGCAAAGCGTTGTCTCTGGTGAGGCTCTGCTTGTCACCATTGGTAACGTCGTGCAGGAACCGGGAGCCAGCAAGGCATATACGGCGCAAGGCAACACCCTGACATTCTCTGCTGCCCCTGCTAACGGCGACGTAATCACTGTGCGCTTCTTTGGTCGCGCTGTAGACCAGCCGACCAGCTACGCGATGCAGTTGTTCAAGTATGTGGCTACGAACAACCAGACGGCATTTACGGGGGCAGATGCAAATGGTGCGATACTGGCTTTTAGTGGTGACGACGTTGATGTTTACCTTAACGGGGTGCATCTGGACAGTTCAGACTTCACAGCAAGCAACGGCGACACAATCACACTTGGCACCGGGGCCGCGACTAATGATGAGTTGGTAATACGCGCCTATCGTGCTTTCACTGTTACTGATACAGTATCCAAAGCGTCTGGCGGCACGTTCAGCGGTGAGATTACCGCACCGTCCTTCCAGACAACGAACACCTTAGTGGACACGGCGGCGTTCCGCACCAACGACAAGACGGTCAGCGAGGACACCACCATAGCCGCCACAAAGAATGCCCTTGGCATCGGTCCTCTGACGATTGCTGATGGCGTAACAATAACGGTTGCCAGCGGTGGCAGTCTGACAATCCTGTGAGGCGCGTATGGCTTCGATAATAAATGTAGACAAGGTTAGGGCGACGGGTAGCACGACGGATGGGCTGCTTGTTGATTCGTCAGGTCGTGTGACGCAACCTGCGTTACCTGCATGGAGCGCACATAATTCTAGCGGGGCTTACACCAACACTAGTCCTATTGTTTTCAACTCAACGGAAGTTAATAGAGGTTCAATATACAACACCAGCACAGGTGTTGTGACCATTCCGGTAGCAGGTGTCTACTGTATCAACTGTTATCTTTACCTAAGAGTTGACAATAGTGAAGACGGCACCCTTCGCTTACAAAAAAGCACAGATGGTGGTTCAAACTTCAGCAACGTGACATATGCGTATTGTTACCCAACAGGTGTGACGCAAATTCATGTGACAGTGACCTTGAGCCATCTTCTTGATTTGTCCGCCAACGACCAACTCCGTATAGCTTTTACCGGTTCTGGAGAATATTACAGCGGTTCTCAAGAGAGCCGTTTCAGTGGGTTTTTATTGGGGTAAGCCATGAGTACACTATTAGTAAACACCATCAACGAGAAGACCAGCGGCAACGGGGTGGCTATTCCGGGTCATGTGGTTCAGTTCGCACACCATAAGTGGAGTGACGCTTCCACGTCCACATCAACTTCATTGTCCGATGTTTCGGGAAGTAGCTTTACGTTCACGGCCAAGCAAGCGAATAGCAAGTTATACATCTTAACAGATGTTTCAATAACGCAAACACGGACTTCCACAAACGCCTTTGGTCGTTACGAATTGAACATTGATGGTTCTGTTATAAAGGGGTCTGGTGCTGGTTATGAATTGGGAATGACGGTGGGTGGTTCTAGTTCAACAAACTTATATCAACGAGCGGCAAAGTCATATTTTATTGACGCATCTAACACTAGCGCAAAAACAATCAAGTTGCAGTTTGCAACGGATAACAACGCAGACTCAGGACAGACCAGAATCAATGTAGGTGGTCAATTTTATAGCGCAATTACGGTCATGGAGATTGCCCAATGAGCAGCATACTGAAGGTCTCCGAAATCCAAGACCCGACTAACGGGAACACTGCGCTGGCTATTGATAGCACAGGTGACATAACCACTCTCAAGGCACCCGGAGCCGTAATTCAAACCGTAACTAATACAGCAACAACAACAGTTACGGTAAACTCCACCACACCTGTAGATTTGATTGCTGTGTCGATAACTCCAAAATTCACAAACAGTGTCATTCACATTGAATTTTACGTTAGTCAGATTGAAATAGCAAAAGGGAGCAGTAACGCCTACGCTACTGTTTATTTATACGACCCTTCGGGCAACCAACTATTCCGTACAGTTAACGGTGAAATTGACTTCAACACTGCTACTCATAGTGGTATCGGAATACACAGCCCAAATTCCACATCATCACAGACTTATCAAACAAAGCTTGGGACTGCTTCTGGTGGCACTGGAACAACTCATACCAATGGACAAAGATACACCATTAAAGCAACGGAGATAGCCCAATGAGTACAGTAGCAGACGCAATCACAGCCCTCATCCCTGACGAACAGTGGGTGCTTCGTGGTGAGCCGACCACAGAGGATGAGTTCAACGCCATGTACCGCCGGATTATCGGCGAGGACGACAATGGCAGTGCTGTCGAGTCCGACAACCCACATAACTGGGGTGTATCATGGACCACGGTATCTGCAAAGAAGGCCGAGCTTGATGCCGCCGAGCCTATGAAGCTGCTTCGTGCCGAGCGGGATCTCCGTATCGCCCAGACAGATTGGTGGGCCTCTTCGGATCTAACCATGAGTACGGAGCGTACAGCGTATCGTCAGGCGCTGCGTGACATTACCAAAAGCTACAACAGTCTTGATGATGTGGTGTGGCCGACAAAGCCGGAGTAAGCGATGAGTAGAGCGCGTGAATTTGCAGACCTTGCTGGATCGGCAGATGCTGGTGGCCTGACAGGCAAAAACATCCTTATCAACGGTGGTATGACCGTGGCGCAGCGTAGCACCTCCACGTCAATGGCGCATGATGGCACAACAGATGCTTTTGGGGTTGATAGATTTAGAATATCTATGGGTGGAACTCACGAACAACTTGACGGCACTTTTGCTCAAGTTACTGACCACCCTTTGAGTGTAAATGGAAAGTCATCAAAATGGACAACCGGCACAGCAGAAAGTTCCTACGATTCAGATGAATATTTTTATTTTGCACAGCTAATTGAAGCGCAAAATGTACAGCATCTTCAGTACGGGGGTTCTAATGCTCAATCAGTAACGCTGTCCTTTTACGTCAAATCATCTGTGACAGGAACATTTGCTTGTAACCTATACAAGCCTGACAACACTCTTAGAATTATCAACAAAACATATGCTATTTCTTCTGCAAACACTTGGGAGAAAAAGACCATAACATTTCCTGCCGATACTGGCGGTGGAGGAATTAATAATGATAATGGTCAGGGGCTGTATGCAGTTTGGCATTTAGCAGCAGGTTCTGGTTCAGTCGGCGGTGGCTCTAATGGTGCTTGGAAAACTTATGGTGGTTTAACTGATTGGGCAGATGGACAGGCAACAAATGCTGTTGCAACAACTGCGGGTGCAACATGGCAAGTAACAGATTGCCAGCTTGAACTTGGCGAACAGGCCACGCCGTTTGAGCATCGGTCATTTGGCGATGAGTTGGCTAGGTGTCAGAGGTATCATCAACGACGAAGCGGCAGAATTAACACTCTTCTAACATCTACTGGTGGTGCAAACCGACACGCACAGGTTTATTTTACTCAATCCATGAGAGCCGCCCCGACTGTGACTGGCGCAACTAGTTCTCTGACTTTCTTTGCTCAACACATCGACGAACAATCATGCGATGCGGGGAATACATTTCCTAACAGTGGAACAGGAGACTTTTACATTGAAAGTCTTGTCATGGATGCGGAGTTGTAATTATGGATGAAATGAATATTACATCAGTACAGTATTGGGCAAGCACTGTTGACGGCAGCAATTCAAGTATCAAAGCCACTATTGATGGCGAGGTAATGTTTGTACCCCTCGCACCCGGCAACCGCCACTTCGACGAAATAATGAAACAGGT